TTACAAATACTGAATTCCAAAAGTTCCTGTTTACGGAAAATTAAACTTGTGCCGTCCTTGCTGTCTTCTTTGGACGGTATTTCAATCTCCATAATCCTAAAGCCGACAGAACCGGCACGAATAACGCCGTTCTTCACACGCTCCCCGATAGACCAACCAAAAGGGTCATATTCCTTGCTGTTAAAAATAACAACACCGTGTAAGCCGTTTTCATCGGCGGCAAGCGTTTCAATCTTGCCTATTGCCGGAATGTCGTATCTGTGTGCCCATTCTACAATCGGATTTTTCATATAAGCCTTAAAATCCCAACCGTTAGGGTCTATCCGTTCCCCAAAGCGGTCTAAATCAAAAGTGCTTAAAGTCCACGGATACCCTTTATCCGTCTCCGTGTCAGCCGTCAGCAGAAACGGCACAGACGCTATCAGTTCCACATCGGCGGCAACTTTCTGTATCCCTGCCGCCTCTTTTTTCACTCCGAGAAAATCAAGTAACAAGGAAGTATCTCCCTGTTTAATTTCTCCGCTTTTCATTCTTAATAACATTTTTTCCCCCTGTTAATTTTTTCTTTGGATAAGGTTTTAACGCATGATTTCTATGGCAAAAAACTAATTCATCTTGTGTAACTAAATGAAGCCTCAAAGCCGCTTTCATTAATTCACTTGCATTACGGACGTTCAAACACCTGTATATTTCTTCTTTATAATTTCCTACTGTACTAGGAGATAAATACAAATTGTCAGCAATCTCATCTTTGTTAAAACCATTGCACATACAGCGGATAACTTCGAGTTTTGACTGTGATAATTTAATCGCAGGTATTAAATTACCTTTACGCAAAGCAATTCTTTTTTTTACAATTTCAGAAATAAATATTTTCCCAACTAAAATATTTTCAAAACCTAAATTAAATTGTTCAATTCCTTCAAACATATTAAAATATGATTTAACGCCGTTCACTATAAAATACATTCCTAAATCGACAGGGTAATCGTCATAACAGACAGCCGCCATATTCAGTTTAGGAAAATCTTTTTTAATCATGCCCATCATATACGGCGTAGAGCATTGATAAAATCTTGCCCCCATTATCATTAAGTCAGGTTTCATTTCATAAATAATTGAATTAAGTCCGTCTTTTTCTACGTCAGTTACATAAACATTTTTTATGCCTTTACTTTCCAAGCGTTGTTTATAGTATTTGTGGTTATTAACCGCACGGCTAACAACCAATGTCCCACCCGACATAGTTATTCGCCTTTCGCTCCCTTTTGGTTAATAGGAATTAAGTTTTGCGGTTTATACCAAACATCGCCCCACGGTTTCGGCTCTTTGCCACGCTCCTTTAATACGTCATTTATCGTTTTAATCCCTGCGGTTATTTCCGCAATGTCCCTCTTGCTCTGTTGGTCTTCGTTATCTTGCAGTTCTGGAATATCCCATAAATCAAATACGCCTCTTTCCTTAATTCCAAAGCGGATAAAAAATTGAGTTTCTAAAATCTGCTCAAATTGCCGAAGTATCGGAATAAGCGTATATTTCCAAAACGCCGAATGTTGCTCCGCCGTATCCTTGCCCGAAAAAGAATTTATTTTATCGCCGATATTTGCCACTCTCGGCGGTATGCCGTACTTCGCAAGTATCGTGTACAAATTCCATTTTTTTAATTCAAAAAGTTTAAGAACGTCAGGCGTAAAAGTAACAGGCTTAAATTCCGTACCCTTGCCCAACACTGCGATTTTACGCCCTGCCTTAACCGCTCCGTATTTGCTCTCCCAACGTTTTTCAAGTTGGNNACGAATGGGATTATAGGGATTAAACTCTCTAAAGTGGATTAACTCATCGGACAGTATAGGTATTAATTCAGTACCGCTATGGTAGAACCAACGGCGAGGCTTATTTATATAATCAAAGGCAATACTGCCTTGTAATTCTCCCTCATGTCGCATTTTTCTAGGGTCGAGAACATATATTTCTTTAGGCAGTCCCCCAGAATAATCACCGCCAAACCACCAAAACGACTCTCCTTCAAGAAACCACCAAGCCGCAGTTTCTTTCCACAGTTCGTATCGGCTTAAAGAAGGATTAGGTCTTCTAAACAGGTCATAAATAAATCCATGTTCTACATCATCGCCTCCGTTTTTTATCGTAAAATCCGCTCTTGCAATATTTCGTATTAAAATATTGACAGCAATATTTACCCAAGCGTTGAGGAAATAAGAGTTATTTACACAATGTTCCACATTAAAAGTAAAAAAATCATCGTCAGTCGTCAAGGAATTTGTAAATGAATTTATACTTTTTTCTACTAATCCTTTACCATTCTTCTGGGTGATATTTGTCCGCCTGCGGTTTATAATCTTGCTAAATATATTCACGATAGTATTACTCCCTGTTGAATGTCCGTGAATATCGCATAACGCAAAGCGTCAAGGTAATGGTCGTTTACCTTTACAATTTCCCCTGCCTCGTCCCTGCAATAATCCCATATTTCAGACAAAACCCCCGTACATCTTTCACAAACAAAAAATTGTCGGCGTTCTATTTTTGCGTTAATATAATCAATACCGCTGTCAACGCTGTTATTCGCTTTAGTGCCGCCTGTAACTTCCTGTATTCTTTCCCCTCCGGCAGGGTCGCAATATGCCGGAAATAACTCTCCTTCAAACAAGCCCCTTGCCTTTAATTCCTCATTGAAAGATTGAGTAGTCATATTAAATGCTCCGTAATCGTCAAGCACATAAATCACATCGCCAACCCAACCGATTTTTACAAAAGTAATGTTAAGCCCGAAATCTTGCCCTGCCGCAAATCTGTCAAATTCCTTTGGCAAATCAGCGGACTTAATAATCATCGTTTCGTCAAACTTGTCATAAATAACGCCCTCCGATTTAACCCAAAGCCCGTCCCTAAACCTTGCTTTTTGTTTTTCAGGTAACACGTCCAAAATGTCGGAAATATAATCATCAGGTAAATTCTCCCTGTTATCTTCGGGATTAAGTAACATCGCTTCGTATAGTTCAGGTTTTTCTAAAGGCTCTCCTGTCAGGAAAATCCTTTTAAGCACAAATATTTTATATGCCCAATGTAAAGGGCTACCCGGATTACAGTCATAAAAAAATAAGTTCTTACACCCTTTAACCCTCATTGCCAATCTTGAATAGGCGGTAGTAACGGCGATGTAAGAAAGTTGGCTAATCTCATTAAAATAAATAGTGCAGTATTCATGCCCCAGAATTTTATCCGCTTGCTCCCTATCCCCTAAACCGCCAATCCAAATTTCCGAGCCGTTAAACAGCGTTATCATGCTTTCATGCGAAAGATAATAATAATTATTTTTCCCAACGGTATTATCAAGCCACGGAATTAAAGTCTCACGCAAAACCGATGAACGAGCGTCCTTTGCCCGATAACGGCAAATTAAATGACGGCTTCCGGCGTACATCAAAGCCCTAAAGATGATAGCCATAACTAATACAGTTGTTTTACCTGAACGAGAACCGCCGTAAAGCAAAATATGTTTAGCGCCGCTTTTAAGAAGTGCCAACGCTTTACGCTGTATCGTTGTAGGCTTAAAAACAACCGAAGTTCCCATTTTTATAATCCTTGAAAATCAGAGACAAAATTTAATTCGCCCTGTTTCGGTTCAGCCTTGCCGTTACTGGAAACCAAGCCAGCCGCCTCACGTTCCGCTTTAATTGCCGTCTGCACCCATTCGGTAACAGAGCCTTGCGTCAAATCCGCAGGGTTCATACCGTCAAGTTTTTTCTTAACGACATCTAACATTTTTCCTGTAACTTCCCTGTGCAATTCGCCCTGGGCTTCAATCGTTTTCCGCAATTCAGCCTGTTTCAGTTTCTCGACATAGCGGTCATAATCGGCGGCACGTTCACGCCATTTGTATTGAGTAGCCCAACCACGCCAGACGTTATAACGCTTCATACGCAAGCCTTCGTCAGCCTCGACAGTTTCAACTGCCTTGCGTATACTGCGTTCTCCCCCCATATCCCTGAAAGCGCAAAAAGCCGCATAAGCAAGAGTAGTTTCCCCTTTCAGCCGTTCCCAACTTTCAAAAGGCAGTATTTCCGCCTTCGCTTCCTCGATAACTTTATCCATGTCCTGTATCATGCTTAAAATATCCACGCCCAAGAACTTTTTAGATAGTTTGGAATTCGTACAAATTTCATTTCTTGTTTTGTAATACTGTGCGGTCAAAAAATGGCTATCGCCATTTTTTCTCAAATCTTTTTACTTCGTAAACTTACGCATTATTTCATGTACCAAGTCGTTTATTCGCTAAAACCCTTTTGGCATGGCTTTTGCAATGGGAAAAAGAACGCTACAGCCAAGCAAAAGCCATGCCAACCCTTCGGGGCAGGGTATTTATTCCTGTTTGTAAACAAGTATTTTTTCGCACCTCTCTACATGGCATACATGGCGAAAAGTCGTTTATTAATGGCGATTAGGTTGGCAGGGTGTTTTGCCCCCCAGACGGCGGCACGGGGTCGGCAGAAAGTGAGACCCCGCGCACCGCCGTCTGTGGGGCAAAACAATGCGGCGGCATTGGGTTTCATGGTTTGCGTATGCAATCCATATCCGCCCGTCAACATATCGGGCTAATCGTAAGGAGAAAAAATATGTCTACACACTATCGGGTCGATGTTAGTTTTTCATTAACACAGGGCAAGCCGAAACTAGAAAGCATAGCGATTTTTACAACTACCGAAGCTTGTACCACTATCCCAATTTTTGAAAAATCGGTTCTTAATCATTACCGCATTTTTCCTAATAAGCGAGAAATGAAATACTACATCTTTTGTCTTTATAGGGCACACCCCGACAGCCGCAAAATTCCGCTTGTCATCGACAGCGGACAAAAAGAATTATTT